TTACCATCTACGATCTCGATACGTAAGCCTTCGCCTCCTTCGTGTTGTATTTCTTGCCTTTCAACATACCCACGATTCTTACCCTTTGTCTTTAGATAGAATATAGTAGCAGCAGTGCTGCCGTCCCCGATTTGTTTGTGCAGTTGGCTCTCCGCATAGTCCAAGGCTACATTCTGTATATCCTCCACCTGCTTACGAAATTCCTCATCAGTCTTTAACCACTCATAGAACTGTGTACGGCCTATGCCCACCTGCTTACAAGCAGTCGTTACTACTCCCAGTGTTTTCTCTAATGCATCAATCACTGCCTTTTTATGTAGTTCGGTTTTGTTCATAGTTTTAAGCTTTCTCTTATTATTTTGGGTACTGCTCTCTCCCAGTCGATTGCGTGGTGCAATCTCATACGAGTATCCCCCATCGGCTTAACCTTACAAGAAGAAGGGGAAAACATTACAGTATAAAAAGACTTCACATACGTTCCATTGTCTAAGTATATATCTGTCATTCCTCCCCTGTTGCTTTGGGTAGTTTTTTGTATTAGTGCTGTTAAAGGTATTGTTCCTATAAGTAGTCCCTTACTAGCCTCACTAGTATAAGTATTGACATCCTCGTTGATTCTACCCTGAAACGTAAAAGCTCTATCTATAGAACATATAAAGCTGTTCATAGCTTTTCTGTATATAGTAGGTCGCTTTGCCATCTTGTTATTTTTTCCTCCTATAAAATCACCACCTTGAGCCATTGCTATAGTTGCAAAATTAGTTTTCTTATAGAAGTCTAGTAAAGCCCCAAACACGTTATCAAGATTCTTGATACGTATAGGCTTTTGTTTTCTCTCATTGTATACCCTATAATGATATCCAGTATAATCGTCATCCAGTTGGATGAAGTACTTGTAGCCTCTCTTTTTAGCTATATCAAAACAAGCATTTCTAGCATATACAATAGATCTTCTATCCTTGAAGTTATCCCCCTCATCGAATGTTTTTGCGATAGCCTCTTTGCTGAACACCTCAACATCGTCAAAATTCTCATAGTACTGATCTGCCGTTGCATCCTCATCATCAATAACGACAATAACCTTGCCCGTATATCCGTGCTTCCTCAGGCTCTTGTAAGTTATCACATTATTAGGTCTACCGTGAGTCAATATAAACGCTACGAAGTTATCCATCCAAATCGCTCAATTCATCAAAAGTATTAAACAGTTGGACAAAGCCATTTTCAATCGCTTTGTCATAATCTATAATAACTAACGCACTCTCCTCCATTAATTCCTGAACCCCTTTCTCCGAGTGTGCATAGTAATCAGCTATTTTGGAGTAGTTAAACTTAATATGCCTCATCGCTGCATACATCAAGAACCGCTTATCAGCCTCTAATATATCTGACTTCTCTATCCTTTCTATTAAGGCATTGTACTTATTCAAATCACACAAATCCGAGGCACTCGGCTTCACAACCTTTGTATCATAGATAGGGCTTTCTACCTTAGTACTGTACGCCTCCTCCGTATGCTTCATACTAGGGAGATCTAAACCCCACTCGTCCAGCTTCTCAACATCCCATTCATTAGCTAGTATTTCCCAGTCCCATTCACCAAAGCTGCTATTATCCTTTATAACGAACTCACTTTTTTGTTCATCACTAAACTCTGAAGCTCTGACAATGTGTACTTCCTTTAGACCAGCCTCTAAACAAGCTCGGAGGCGCATATTGCCTCCAAGTACTATCATATCTTCATCGACCACTATAGGTCTTATCTTCAGCATCTCAGGAAACTCCTCAATACTTTTTACTAGCTTATAGAATTTACTGCTCTTGATTACCCTAGGATTGTCAGGTGAAAGCTTCACCTGATCTATAGGCACTAATTCTGTTTTCATAAAGTTTCTTCTATATAGTAGCTATCTAAGTCAATTCCTTCTTGAAAGAACTTACGATACAAATCTATACCTTTTTGCGTTCGCTTCATACCGCTTTCGTAGAACTCCTCTCCAACGTGGTAAACTCCTATGTCAAGGCTTCCTTTGTCGATAGCGACAAAGTGGAAGTTCGACGGTGGTATTCCGAATAGGTTGCAGTAAATATACACTTGAATATCGTAACCATATTTATAGGCCGAATACTTGAATGCGTGTAGGTCGCTTGTTGTTTTCAGGTCAATGATATGGTCGCCTTGCAGTATATCTGCTTTGGCTCGGAACGGCATACCGTCCAGCATATCTACCCTTGGTATCTCAAACTGCGCATCTTTCAAGTAACCAAGCACCTTCTCGTTGCGGAGCATATGGTCTTGTAGTCTACGTACTTCTTTTTCTTCGGCTGCCGTAATAACGTCAACGCCTTCGTTCTCCGCAGCTACTTCTTTGAATTTCTTTGTTGCTCGTGATTGAACATCTACAACCAAAACCTCATCCATCTTGTGCGGCTCAAGAACCGACAAGTGGAATAGCTTACCAATCAACAAGGCTTTTGAGTTGTTGTTTCCACCATACCTTGTAACGTAGTGGTAGGTTTTAGGAGATTGGAGTAGCATCTTGATAGAGCTTGAGGAAAGCGCAGCCTTCCCCAAGTACCCGTAATAATGCTCATCGTCCTTTGCAAGTTGCTCAAGATGGCCTACCTCTTGGTAAACGCCATCGAGCATTAGTATTTCCTTGTTACTGTAAAACATCGTGCATTTCTTCACAGTTAAACCAATCTTGAAACAAAGTCTTGAGTGCTACTTGCTCCATAGGAGAAGTAACCTCAATCTCATCGTAGGTAAACCATTCTTTAAAAACAAAAAAGAAACGAGCGTTTTTACCTCGACCTCGCATTAGGATCTGCTCCTCCGGCCCTCCCCAAGAGAGTAGCCATTTCCATTCGTTATCATCTGGATTGTAGGTAAGAGACAGGCCATAATTGTTAAGACCTTCTTCATCTTGTGTAATCATCATTAGCTCAATATCCTCCATTCGGGAAATAAAGTGCTGTCTTGTTGTTCTCTTGTTAGTCATAATAGTTGGTTTTTATATTATTATATACCAAGTATAAAAAAAAGTAAGGATATAAACAAAAATATCAACAATTATTCTGTAATCTTATTTGCTAAGTATATAGGGAGGAAGCCCACAGTCTTTACAATCTTTCTCCTATCGCTAAAATGGGAGGTGGTGGGTAGCCCACCTTTATCCTCCCACTTCGGCTGGGCTATCTTGTGTAGGTTAAATACGTATATTCCCTCAGGTGTGCTGTTGATATACATAGGAGTAGTACCAAATTTCTCGCTGCGCTTTAATAGGGCATCGTACTTATCCTTTTCGATAAGCAGTTCATCGTAGTGCTTGTTACGGCACTTCAATTCAATGTCCATATTGTACTTGAGAGAATAGCAGTCGAACCTTGAATACTGATCATCGCTTTTCTCAAGGTCTTGAACGTGAGTTGCCTTGATTATGTTGAATAGATCAAGCTCCCTCATAGGTATCGTAAACGCTTTTTAGATCCTCTACAAAGCGTTTCCATTCCTTTGGCGAACAGGTGCAAGGCAATGCATACTTATGGGTAAAGACACGTGCGTGAATCCTTGCTAAAGGTTCAGCATATTTCTCATCAATCTTACGGCCATCGAATTGGCCGAAGAATTGCTTTAGTGTTTCATATTCTCCAGCGTCCAAGCATTGCATAGTTGTCTTGCGTGGGAACAGCTTGTTCAGTTTTTCACGCCTTGCATCACAGCCGCAATCGATTCCGGTTGCTTCGCTGAACCATTCGACTGCTTTCTTAATGCCTGTTGCTTCGGTGATCTTCTCGATATCATCACCGAGTCCTTTACTTGCCTTCTTTGTACGCTTGATACTTGGCTTGGTGCTTTTTTTGGATTTTCTTTCTGACATTCTTTATCGTGTTAAATATCGAGCTGCTGCTAATGCGACTGCCTTCGCTTAGTTCTCTTATGGTTTCACCGTCTCCGTAGTATATCTCAAAGATTTTTTGATCATACCAATGCATATTGTCAATAGTTTCAGCTAAATCGCTGAGAAGGTTTTCTAAGGTTTCCTTGTTTCTAATATCTGGCTCGTCCTCAATGGACGAGGGCAGCTCTGAAAAGATAACCTTCTTTCTTTGCTTGTCATAGTACAAGTTCCTCAAAGTAACGTAAACAAAGAAAGTGTTTACATCATCGTCTCCGTATTTGATTTTGTCGTAAGTGGTTTTGTTGTAGAGATGTACGTACATTTCTTGCACAAGCTCTCGTGCCGAGTCCTCCTCAAGCCCAAAAGACTGCGACATACGCAGCCAATCTGCATCACGTTCGGCTAACTTATCAAGAAGTTTCATTCCACTTGCGGTTCATAGGCGGAATATAAACTAAATTTGAACACGCTCCAACAAATCCTCTATTTTTTTACGAAGATCCTTGTTTTCTTGCTTGAGTTGTTGTATATCAATCTTGATATAGCCGTTCTCAATTTGCGCTTGAAGGATGCGAGTCTCAATCTTTTCGATGGAAGTCATACAAAAGCTGATTGCAGTATATAACTGCTCTAGCTGAAGTATTGCAATACGATTGTCCTTGTTGTCTTGTATCATTGCTCCAATAATGAGCAACTGCTCCCGTAGAGCCATTGTAGCAAAACCATCCATATCGCATTACAAGTGAAAGTTTTCAATCTCGTCAGCAATGAATTGCCACAAGTCGCTCGTCATATCAACCTGCTCCATATTGGAATTGTAGATAAGACCAATTTCCCATTGGTCATCAATATGAGGTTGGTCATACGTTTGTTCCTGACCTTGGTGAAAGTCAACCTGAACATACCAATCAACGCCTCCGACCTCAAAGTGTCGTAGATTGCGTTTTGCTACCGTGTCTTTGAAAAGTTGCTCGGCAACATAGTCGTTGACAATATCATATATCTCCGAAAAGATATAGTTTCCGTCTGCCTCCATCATTTCAATGTGTCCGTGCATCTCACGGTACTCTTGTAATAGTTTTAGTAAATCCTTCATAGTTGGTTAATTTTTATCAATTTTAAAAAAATATATTTAGTTATCTACCATATATCTACAAACTTCTTGAGCATTTCCACCTCGTCCCTAGTGAGCTGGTTTCTCATCCGAACCTGAATGAGAATGTCAAGCAAAGCTTTGTAGTTGT